ATTATCAAAAAATTGATCTAATTTTTCAACTCCACTTCCACTTACTACTTTGAATAGTACACGATAATCTCTCTCTGGTTGAAATCCATTTAACCATAAATTAAAATAATTACCAGTTGAATCACAACTTACTTTTGAACCACTTCCGAATGGAACAATAACATCTTCTGTATATGCATCCCTAATTGAATAATAACTACTTCCACTTGGTAAGTACTTTACTACTAAATTAGACGGTGTGGTATCATAAGTTGCGGTTGGAAACCTTTCTCTACCGACAACTCTAAATCTAATCTTAGAATTTTCCTTATATTCTGGTCTTAATCCTTTCATATAAACTAATAAATTCTCTACATCTGCTCCTGATAGTGCAGATAATGACCCCGTTGACCACTTTGAATCATCCCATTCTACTTCTAATTTTGGTGGAAAAATTGTATGTGTATCTCTTGAAAAGAATGAAAAATTACCGAATTTTATACTATTACCTTCATCCAATGTACTATCAGTATTACCTATGTTCCCTGACCTTTTTAATATAAATCCTTCATTTGGAACTGTAGATGTTAACCACTTATCAACTAACTCTGTAACATTCATTCTCATATCTTTTGACTCATGATCAAAGGATTGTGATGCTGCATATCCACTACCACTATACCAAGTTCCACCAGTACTATTACTTTCACTTACCCATTGTGTTCCTGCAACAAAACCATCTCGGTATCTCCAACTAACACCTTCAAGAGTCCACGGAGAATCATTATATCTACCCATACCCATGTCCCAAGATTGACTAACTGGATATGCATACAATGACTCTGAAGTGATTAACTCTTGTGGATGTGCATCATATAAGTTTAAATAATACTTTGCATTAGAAGGTATTAAACCACTACTTACAGACGATGAAATGTAACTTAAATCAAATTTTATTAATACTCTAGATACATTTATTACTGTAGCAGCATCATTCATATCTTTTGTTATCTCAAGAATTTCATCGAGACCTGTATTCACACTTTGAGTAGCTGCACCCTCATATAATGTAGCGTCTTTTTGGGCAAATTCAAAATAATGCATTAAATATCTCCATCAGCTTTTCCTAATATATCAGTATTAGGATATTTCAATTCAAAAATACTTGGGTCTACAGATGGATATATAACTCCATTTTTTGTACCCTCATTTATATCATAAATGTTACCAGAATATCCATTTACCTTCTTCCATTTATTAGTTATTACCATTGGAAGACCATTTGGATTATTCTCTTTAGGTGGAACTGTAGCAGCTATTCCATCAACTAACGATAATTGATAAACTAAGTCTGCAACGATAATTGGTTGATTAATTTGCCACTTATCTATATCAAAGAAGTCTTTAATTTTTTCTATACATTTCAATACAACTTCATGCTTATTAAATCCTCTAGCAGTTAAGATATTAAATGTAACTCCTATGTTAATAACCCATGCATCTTTAATATTAATTGCATCTGTTACCATTCTATATTGTCCAAGATGTGTCTGTATATTCTCTTTAACTGCTTGATTAAGTCTTACTAATCTTTTAGTAGAATCATATCCAAGAACATACGCATTAAGCGCTAATGGATTTGATATTCTCGTAGCAGAAGCTGATTTCTTAGCTAATAGTTCTTCCTGATCTGCACTAAGTGGTTTCTCTAATACTCCTGATTTATTTACATTCCCACCTTTAACTTTTTCCATAACTGCATCTGTAGATGCCTCTAATTGTTCATCTTGTACCATATACGCTTTTGCTATATTTCCATATTTAGGTGGCATAGAATATATACGAGTTATGTAATCTTCTTTTGTTACAGCCCTTTGTTGAGCCTGAAAATATGCCAATGAATTTTCTTTCATCTCTCTTAAACTCTCTGAACTTTGACCACCTGTTGCAGGCACTACATTTGTAACTGCTACAGAATTTTTAGTAGCTCCAATAACAGCAGAATCGAGCGCACTATCATCAATCGTAAAGGAAATATCTGATATATTTCTAACCTCACCTTGCGCTACATTATCATCTGTACTACCACCATAAGAATATATAACTGTTAAGGTAGTATTTTGTGGTGCTTGTCCATAAGTCTTTGTATTTAGAAAATTTGCTGGATCAAATGCAGTATCAAAATTGTTTACTCCTCCTGGAAGTGAAGATCCAATATTATCTGGATTTGGAACCAGTTCTTCATCTGGACTGTCCGAAATACCCGCACCAAACCTCAATTCAGTCTTATCAGTTCCGTTTATAAATCTTGTAAATCGTCTAGCAACCTTTTTAAGTTTTAGTAAATAAGGTGAAGTATCATTATATTGTGATAATTCTGGATCGGTAGATGAATTATTCTCTGTTTCTGTAAATACCGTATCTTGTGCTAAAAATCCTACTTCATGCCAATCATTTCCATCACTGTCTGTTACACTAACAATATCCATAACATTTTTATTTGCAAGAGTAATCTTAGAATACTTAGTTGCTCCAAGAAAATCAAAATACTCTGTAGCCATTTTACCACTTACAACTTTAGTACTCTTTTTAAGTAAATATTTTGTTGGTAAATTAGTAGCATTATCTACTTCAAATATATCTGTAGTAACTTGATCATAAGAACTTGAAAATTTAAAATTTACGTCATCTACCGTTCTAAATATAATATTATTTGTTTGAGATTTTACCTGAGATCCAGCATTAATTGTTAATGCATAATCCATATCTGGTTTTACACTATCTCCAGATCCTATAGCAGGTACAGTTTGGAAAAAATCTACTGTTGCCATAGCTGGTGATGCTAATTTAGGTCTATATCCTAAAGATTGAACAATTTCATATACAGTTTTTTTCTCTTCTGCAAATGCTAATAGAGATTCTTTAAACTGTTGATCAATATAATAAGAAAGTACATCTCCAACATATGATGCCATTTCTATAAACATCATTCCTGGTGATGCTTCATTAAAATCATTATATGTATTTGGAAAATATACTTTTGCATATTCAATAAGATTATTTCTAAAACTAGCAAAATCTCTATTTAAATATCTAACTTCTTTTTTTATATCTTTAGCTGGCATTTACTTTCTCCTATACGTTACCACCTTCAAAGTTTAAAGTTAATTCATCAAATGCATCAGGTGTTAAAGTAGTACTAAATTCTATAGCTACATTAGCTAAATTTGGATTTGCAGTATCAAATGTAACATCTACATTCGTAATAGTTACATATGGCAACCACATTTCAACTGCTTCATTAATTGAATCTTCTATTGATGTTTTTAAATCAGAATCCATTTGTTCAAACAAGACATGATGTAAACTCGATCCAAATTCTGGTTGAGATACTCTTTCACCAGGAATAGTCAACAACAAGTTTTGTAAATTACTTTTTGCTTGTTCCTGTAATGTTTTACTTTGATTAAAAAATCCAACACCTTCATTTCTTCCTAATGGAAAAGTTAAACCTATCCATGTGTTTGGATTTATATCATCTTGTCTTGTATTAGGCATTTATTACGCACCCCGTCTATTTTTAGTTATTTCTTCAGATTTCTGTAATATTTCAGTATAATCCTTTGTAAGTGCATTCATAAGATCTTCAGGAACCTCATCAACATTTAATCCCTTTTCCTTAACTGTTTGTACTGCAGCAATATCTCTTTGTCTTTGTACATCACCACCACCGGCTAACTCACCAACCCTATTTGAATCAAATACTTCTCCAGTCATTGTTGGATATTCTTCGTATCCTTCAACTTGTGGACCTCCACCTTCACCTTGTGGAATTCCACCAACGGTTTCATTTAAAACTTTATTTAAACTTTGGTTTTTAGTATATTCCACGTATTTCTTCTTAGGTTTTTGTAATATCTTTTTAGTTGATACAACTTTATTGGATTTAATTTTAGGAATAGCAGCTGAAAGTTTCATGGAAGAACTTTCATTAATAAATATCCGTTTAACTTCTTTTTTAACTTCTCTGCGTACTATTTCTGTTATTATATTAACCAATTCATTTTTCTTCATTATTAACTCCTTTTTTTAATCTAAAACCTTAACCCAATTCATAATTAATACCCATATCAAATGCATTCTTTAGCTCTGAATTATATTCATCATAATCAGTATGTGCCGATACATCATATCCCTCATCATACATACCACTTTGTACCCATCCCCGACCCTCAAATGCAGCTGCTCTTTCTTCTTCTGTCATAGATTGAATTATTGTATACCAATCATCTTCAACAGCTTGTTGTAATGCCAACTCTGCCATTTCTTCTTCTGTAGGAGAACTATCATCTATAACTTTATATCCTACAAATGGTACTGGTACTGTACCTGGAATCATTCCTGAAAGTCCTATCATATGTGTATTAAATGCCTGTACCAAATCATCTAAAAATTTATCTAACGAATCCCTTGGATAACTAAATGGATAATCTATCCACAATGGTACTCCTGCATTAACCATAATAAGTGCACCATTAGTTAATGGTGTTCCAGGCACCCAATAAGTCAACAATCCTAATTTTAATTGTTGTCCTATTTTAAATACTGGCGCAACTCCATTTATAGTAACATTAAAAGCTAATTTTAATGCACTAGCTAATCCAGCCTTATTACCACCCGCATACATTCCACCAACTGCAGCTCCTTGTGAACCTCCAGGCGGGCTAGCTGTCATAACCGCTAAATGATATTGATCAGCTATTAAATTAGCAGCATCTTCACCACTTTCAAAGTTTCTCCAATTTGCTTTATATGTATCTTTAAATATCTTCCAACCCATAATATTATACCGTAAAGTTTTGTTCACTCAAAATATCTTTTACTTTACGCTTTATATCTGCAAAAGCCTTTGCTAGCGGTCCAGTAGTAGTTTGTGCGACATTAAGTTTTGGAATAGGACCGGCTGGAGTTGGTACTGTATGAATTCCATCAAGAATACCAATTAACTCTAATAATAAATCAACCAATACTTGTCCTTTAACCACTGGCTCAGTTGCTTCCACATTTCCTAAAAGTATTTTAGGTGATTCAACTACAATTTGTGTTGTAGCTATAAAATTTATATCATTTGCACTATAACAAAATATATCTCCACCATTTTTAGCATTAAATAGAAGTCTATCAGAATTTAATATAATTTGTTTACCATCTATAGTCGGAGTTAAATCACTTTCTATAGCTACTTCCAATGGCACCTCTTGATCTGAAGTTATCCATAAAGAAGACCCATCTGCATTAATATCTTCCGTAACTGGCTTATTTGCATTATTTTTTAAATCATCTACATCCGCAGTTTTACCAAATGCTTCAGCATCTGTAAGTTGTCCAGCTCTAATAAGTATGTTTGGTTCTAAAGTATCTGGGTTAGATCCAAATCTTATAGATTGTCCAAGTCTTCCATTAAATATAACATCTCCAAAAGTAGGTTGAAGTTGTCTTATTAAAGGATTTGGTTCAAATGGATCCCCAACTGTAACCTCACCTGACGCAGCCTTATTTGGTGTTTTAGTCGCACCTACCTCTCTTGACCTATTATGAGCATGCCGACGTGTAGTATTATCAGTAAGTGAAGCTTTATCACCACTATATCCTGGATAACTATTACTATTAGGTGAACCTAACATATTAATAGTTTGAGCATAATAATATCTACCTAAATATCTTCCAACTATAACATATTCTCCAATAAGAGGATACTGTTTTATGTTTGCATCCATTGGTTGAATCCACCCTAACCTACTTTCAGGTTGTTTATGTTGACTATTAACCATTCTACCTTTAATAGCTCCTATTAATGAATAGGTTGGTGTACCATCTGCTTCTAATGGTAAATCTTCTTCATTAAGTATTACATCAATAACCTCTGTAGCCTCTAATTCGTAAAACTCCGTAGACCTTAATCTTTGTTCTACTCCTGCTAACGAATTATGTATTTGACTTAAATTAGGTAAACCACCACTAAAAGGTTTAAAATCCTTTGATGCACCTGGTCTTGATTTATATGCCATATTAATTTATCTCTGGTATTTGTTTAGCCTCAATTTCTTGAGTTATGTCATCTGTACGTTTTTGTAAATCACCTACAACTGAATCTAAATCCTTTACTAATTGTTCTTTTTCTCTATCAGACAATAAAAACTCACCTTCAGCTCCTGAACGACTTTCAGCTGCAATTAAGCGCTGTACAACTTGGGCTAACTTAACAAGTTGCTCATCATTTTTTACGTTAATTTCAAGATACTCTTTTATCATAGGAATAAGTTGAACTGCCATATCACCATCCTTTATAAAACTAGCTACTTCCTTAACTAACAGTTCAAGCTGGGTTTTATTTGTTTTTGAATTCTTGTAAATATCCTCAAATAAGGATGATAAACTTTTTCCTTCAAATATTTCAAATTCTATACTCATAATTGTTTCCTCGATTAGATATTATAACTCAATTATAAATATTAATAAACGCAAAAATGACAGTTATATACATATATAACAAAATT